GTTAGAGTAAAAGTCACAAGTGCCATAGATATTTTAAAAACACTCAGATTATACAATCTAACACACGTATCATCCGGTGGACATCTGGTTCTTTCACAAGACGGAGCAACGGTAGCTTATCTTTCCTCATCTTCCAAACGGTACAAAACTGTCCAGAAGAACCTTGAATGTATGCAACAATGGTATGATATAGAACCCGTTTGGGCGAAATACAAAGACGGTTACCTCGCGGATGATGATATTTTTAACGGAAAAAATATGCCAATGTTTCTGGCAGAAGATGTGGAAAAAAATATGCCGGAAACGGCGGTATACAAAGACGGCAAAATCGAGGACTGGAATTATCGTGTGATGATTCCGGCAATGTTTGCAATGATGAAACAGCAGAAATCAGAGATAGATTCCCTCAAACAAGAACTCGATGAAGTTAAACAATTTCTAAGAAAGGAGTGATACCATGGCGAATTCGTTAAAAACAGAAGCGTTGAACAAACTTACTGAAGCCACAGAAATGGAAGATGCAAATATAATGCCTGTCGTAACGGCTTCCGATAATTTATTAAAAAAAATAACCTGGACTAAGTTAAAGGAGTGCATAGAAAATGTGATATATGGAAAGAATTATCGCAAAATGGGAAAATTTACATCAGGTGCGTTCGATCTGGAAGCAGAAGTAACGAAACAAGTTGATATTTCTATATCTGTTCCGAAAGTACCAAATGCAGTAATAGCTATTCCAAGAGGGGGATCACCTTTTATGGTATCTGTTGTTACGACATCATCAGCTTCAAGCGTTCGAGTTGCCTGCAAAAGTACAAAGACGTTAACCAATCGAACACTTGATGTTATTGTTTTTTATTAAGGAGGATTAATTATGGAAATCAAAGCAATTGACGTATCATCAGATCAAGGCAAGCCAGATTGGGAAAAAGTCGCAAAATCCGGCGTAAAAGTAGCAATTCTTAGAGTCCATCAGAGATATGGTGCGGATTCTTCGTTTGAGCATAATTATAAAGGATGCAAGCAGAACGGTATTCTGGCAGGTGCGTATAAATACAGTTATGCCTTAACACCGGCACAGGCTGTCGAAGAAGCTGAGAACGTGATCGAAGTACTGAACGGACGCGGACTGGACTTTCCGGTGTTCTATGACCTTGAATGGAAACAGCAGAGAAGTCTTGGAAAACAGGCAATCGAGAATATTGCGGTATCATTTTTAACCAGAATAAAAAAAGCAGGATATAAGGTTGGTATCTATTGCAATATGGACTGGTATAATAATTACCTGTCCGACAACCTCAAGAAATACGATCTGTGGCTTGCAAGATATGCGAATAATGACAACGGAACTATTCCAGAACGGCTCAGACCGTCCATTGGTATCGGCTGGCAGTATTCAGAGAGTGGAAAAGTAGCGGGAATCAATGCAAAGGATGTTGATATGGACGTATTTTATACGGATTACCGGACGGAAAAGAAAGAAGAGGGAACAGTGAGTAAAACAAAATTACAGAAATTCACAGAACTCGGTGATTATTATGCCTCAAATGGTGGATACCTTGAAAAGAAAAGCAATGCTTATCTTGATGATTTCCAGAAGAATGCCGGATATAACAACTACACCAAGTTTGCTCGCGATGTAGACAATTGGGGACAGCCGGGTTGTCAGGCTCAGCCGTGGTGTGCAGAGTATCAGTTCTGGAAGCTGGTGAAAGTGTTCGGACTGGCAAGAGCCTTACAGATCATGGGTGGCGGCTTCTACAATTGTAAGAACGTAACGGCTCATGCCAAACAGAAAGGAACCTGGCACAGCACACCGAAGAAAGGCGCGCTGATCATCTTCCGGAACGGATCACACATTGGATCCATCAACAGCTTCGACAGCACATACGTTTACACCAATGAGGGTAACACTTCCAGCGCGGCAGGTGTCGTAGCCAACGGCGGAGCATGCCGTAATAAAAAATACAAACTCACAGACTCCGCGATCGACGGTTATGTATGGATCGACTATGGTACAACAGCAGACCAGAAATCCACAGAGACTGCAGTACAGCTCAGCAAAACTCCGAAATGGGTGGGAAAAGTAACAGCAGTAGAACTCAACGTCCGCTCTTGGCCAGGCACAGAAAATCCGAAGATCAAGAAATGGCCACTGCTCAAAAAGAACAACTTGATTGATGTCTGCGATACGATTAAAGCATCTGATAACACAGACTGGTACTATATTCGTATCGCCGGTAAGTATTATGGCTTTGTATCAGCTACATTTATCAGAAGAGTATAAAGTAAAATTCCGGCAGCAGGTACCTGCTGCCGGGAGCATATTGTATCATCTGTTTTAATATAGTATAGAGAGATATAGATTATTGTGGTTAGTCACAAGTTAGTCACAAATCACTGATTCTGTTACTTAATATAAAAATCCCAGAAACCGTGTATTTTGAAAGATTTTTATAAAATATGAAGTTCTGTTCGAGAACTATAACCCATAAAATAAAAATAATGAAAATGAAATGAGGAAAGCCATAGTAAAAGCACCAAAAGTGTTGATTTTAACAAGGTTTCCGGCATTTCTATCGTTTATTATAGAGCAATTAAAAACGTTTAAAAATGGAACGGTTAGTCACAGTTAGTCACAAATGGCATTTCTATCTTTTCAATTTCTGCACGGAGTTCTTCGAGTGTCCGATGTCCGTAAACAGCGTTTGTGACATCTCCGCCAAATGAATGTCCCAACATTCGCTTTCGGTCATTTTCCCGAACTCCATATGTTTCACAGAGCCTGGAAAATGTGTGTCGGCAATCATGTGGCGTGTGTTTGGGAGTGCCGACTATATTCAACCGTGCAAGTGTAGGGTAAAAGAATTTGTCCCGGTGATATTTCTGGGTATATACACATAATTTTCCCTGATCTTCTACTTTGTTTCGAACGAAATCATATACTGCCGGATGAATAGGAACAATTCTGTTTTTTCCAGCCTTTGTCTTAGAACCGCCCTGATAATAGCTCTCGTCAAGATTGATGTTGAGTTTCAGGACCTCACCAATTCTCCAACCAGAGTAACACATAATAAGAATAAGCTGCACTTCTGGATCATCAGTATTGTTCCACAGGATTTGCAATTCCTGATCGGAGAAAGGCGTTCCGTGTTCTGTATCGTCATCAACATTAACTTGTACATACAACGCTTTGTTTTCTGATACAATTTCGGAATATACAGCATATTTATACATCTGTTTAAAAAGGGTCAGGATAATGGAACGACTTTGCTTTTTCAGAGTGCATTTATCAATGACGTCTTGTAGATCTGGTGCTTTTAATTCTTCGAATATGCGATTGTGTAAAGCTTTACAGTTCGAGTAAGCTGTTCGATAGGATTCCATGGAACTGTATGAAGCCTTTGTTCCTTCTGGAAATTTCCACTTGTAAAACTGTTCATATACCTCTGCAAACGTTAATTTCTTAATATCTGGATGTTTGCCCTCTACTCCTTTTATCGTCCCGTAATCAGCCAATATGCGGCTCACAAGGGTATCTGTATCGGCGGTAGGAGATACAGGCAAGTCATTCTCCATTCCTGGCTTATATGTTCCGGCTTTGTAGGCAGTTAAGACAGCAAACCCCTTCAGCCAGTCGTCAACGTAGCAGATCGCAGGTGGACGGATCGCTTTTCCTTCCGCGTCAATCGTTGCTGGTGGATGCACGGCATAACAATTACGTCTGTTCTTGCCAAGATAACGGATACTCCCGAATCCGTTTGGTAATTTTGGATAAGTTTTTCTTTTCTTCGGCATGATGTTCCTCCTTGTTTGAAATGTGAACAAATTTTCTGTATTGCCCGAAATAGCCGAAGATGATACAATATGATTTGTGTGTAACGCATCATCTTCGCTATTCAGTTGTGATGCAAGTATTTTAAAAACCGGTTCTCATTGGTAGTGAGAGCCGGTTCTTTTTTATAAAAGTTCTGATTTTTTCTGGTCAAATTCTTCTTGAGTAATAATACCGCTATCTAAAAGCTCTTTGTAATCCTTCAGTAGTTCAACGGATGTTTTCTGATTTCGAACATTTTCAACAGCATCAGAGCTTTTGGAAATATTGAAGCTCTTTAACTGCATATCTATATTTGAACTACAGCGGAATCCAATAGTATTTATTTGATTGGTTTCGATATTCCGCATTTTCATAGATGCATAAGAATCCACTTCAATGTTATCACTTGTTGTGGTAGCAGTTCCAGTAGTAGTGGAATTATTCTTTCCTTTGGTTTTCTTTCCAGTTCCAACAGCTGCACCGACTATAGTTCCAACTCCCGGAGCAATAGCGGTTCCAACAACGGCTCCTGCTAAATGCCCTCTTCGTTTCGTTTTTTCTTTACTTTTCCCTTTAGTGTGAGATGTTGTAGTTGTCTTTTCTACTGTTCTGTATTCCGGCCCGTTCCATTCATAGTCGAAAAGTTCATATTTGGTTGGAGCATCTGACACTGTAACAGACCCATCTTTCCATTGCTTCAAATCAAATCTTGCGTGTTTGGAACCAAGCTCAAAATCCTCCTTACCGGATATAACTCTCAGATTCAATACTCGAACAGGTTTTTCTACAACCGCTGGCTGGGTTGCTACGGAATTATTTGATATTGCAGGTTTTTGAACCTTATTTTTAATAGACAGCAAAAGTGCAAAAATAAGATACAAAACAGCAATTCCAAATACCTCAAGTACAACAACGACCATAATATTGTCTGATGAAAGATCGTTTGAACTCATCAAGGCCACAATCATTAATACAATTAATGCGGTCCAAACGATCATCAACACATTTCGTATTTTTTTCATATTTCCCCCTTTTGACACGATTACTCAAAATTCTCGATATAATTCTTATATAGATTCCTTATTTTGGCAGCCTTCCTCTGCCTGATTGGAACAATATCCCCCGATATCATCTCAAAATGATCTGATGCATCTTTAATTTCGTCCATGTTGACGATATAACTTTGATGGCAACGGAGAAATCTTCCATCAAGATGCGGCTCTATATCTGACAGCTTTCCACGTGCTACATGCATAACGCCGCAAGTACAGTGGACGAGAATTGATTTATTTCGGCTTTCTATGTATTCGATATGCCGGAATTCTACCCGGTGGAAGTGGTCTCGGTTTTTGATAGTTAAGGCTTTCTCTCGGATATCTTCCAACGTGTGCGCTACGACAGAAAGCATGCGTCCATGTTCAGAACCTTTGATGATGTAATGCACTGGTAAGACGTCTAATGCGTCAAATACATAGTTTTTATATGCTGTCCAGAAGGCAATGTTGCCATTATATCCATTTTTCCTGAGCTGCTTTGCGACATTTATGCCATTCTCATTATTTAGGACCACATCCAGCACGACTATATCGTACCATTGACCGTCTGCTATATCATCAATCAGCGGCTTCCCACTACTATAAGCGTTTAGCGTGTAGCTCTTGTCTCCACGCTTTTTCAAAAACTCATCAACATGAGCCTTAAAAAAATCAATCTGCAAAGGATTATCGTCACAAATCGCAATTTTCATGCAAATCAGTCCTTTAAACTGTCATTTTCGCCATTTGCGTCAAATAAGAATTCTATATGTTATAGTTGATTATAGCATCATACAATATAGTTGTAAATATACGTTTTTAGGTGATTTTGAAATGAAAAGAATCGAAAAAGTACTAATTTTGATATCGGTTATAGTTTTTGCCAATTATATAATCCATCTGCCAATGTGCGTGGATGATTATGTGCATAAGGATTCCGACATATACTCTGCTCAACATATGTGCAGACATTCGACCTTGACCAAGAACGCGAAGGGAATTTTGAAAACAGATGATATTATAGAAACAATAAAAATTCCACTCAAAGTGAACTTCCTTTTTGCAAAAGTAAAAATTATATTCGATATTGCGAATATTCCAGTGTACCACTGGCAGTTAGCTAGAGGAAATTTAGGCGTGTCCCGTTTTATTGGACTTGTGGGTTGATATAATAAGAACAGATGTTCGGATGCATATTTCCCACTGTCCAGACATATACTGTAGCAAAGTTTCAATCGGGGAGGGCTATTATGGATTATAAGAAAGAGATTATTGAACTAATAGAAGGCTGTGAAAATGAGGGCAAGTTAAAATTTGTCTATACAATTCTTATCAATTATCTAAAATCAAAGAAGCAAGGGGATTAACCCTTGCTCTTTTTGTTTAGCGATGAAACTATTTGTTTTATTGCTTTCTTATCTTCTTTATCGAGTGCTTTGTATTCCTCGATAAAATCTAAGATGTCAGGTTCTGACATAAGATTTCCAATTATGATTGCATAATCGTCATCGCTTTTAGAACCCATGAGGTATGTCGGTGTTACTTCCAGAACGCCGCATAGAAGTTCAATAGTGTCCATGTCTGGCTTGCATTTATCTTTTTCCCAGTCACTAATTGAATTATGCTTTGCATTGATTTTCTCTGCAAGTTGCTTCTGAGTCAGCTTCTTTGCCGTTCTGGCTTGCTTGATTTTCTCACCAAATGTCATTATCGGTTCCTCCCTTCATAACTAATAATAATATAGAAATTTCGAACTGTCAATAAAATAATTTCGATTTTCTCGAAATTTCTTCTTGACATTCGGATATTTCGAAGTTATACTGTAATTGTTCGATGAGAACGAAATTCAATTAGAAAGGAGAAATGAAAAATGTGCGTTGGTAAGAAGATTAAGTCATACCTTGAAAACAACGGCATAACGCAGACATTCGTCGCCAACAAAACTGGCATTCCTGTTCAGAAACTTAATCTTTCTCTTAATGGAAATCGCAGATTAGATTTCGATGAATACGAATTAATCTGTGGGGCATTATCTGTTGGGACTGACAAGTTCCTTGAACCGAAGATTCCAGAAAGTAAACAGACAGATTAAAACCATCTACAAAGTTCTTAACTAGAAAGGAGCAAATTTTATGAGCAAAAAGAAAAAAAAGAAAAAGGCTTCTAAGATGGTGCGAACATCAAAGAAGCCTATTTCCTTAACATGTTTGATTAATAAGAAACCTATTTGCCAGATGGATATTTTTCGTTGAATGCTTCTAATGCGGATTCATAAGCATTTATGTATTCTTCGAAATAATCGACAGTTACATGAGTTTTGCCAGTATCAACTTGAGATTGACGCTTTAAATGGCAAACATCAGCGCAAACTACAATGGCTAAATCATGTGCGCGTTTTTCATTATCAGTCATTCTTACACCTCCTTTCCAAAGGAGAGTATAACACGAAAATTTGACAGATGAAACAATAAAAGAAACGGTCAGAAATGGCCGTCCACCGGAACCGCCCCACCGGTGCTGACGAGGCAGGGCAGATGGAGGTGAAACGGTTGAGCAAAACAGATATTCAGTATCTATTTGATTATGTAAGAGATTTACAGAAACAGGTAAATCAGTTAAAAGTGGCGGTTCTTACCGGGAAAATAAATGGATTAGAATTTCCAAATCCTATTCACTTAGACCCCGGTGAGAAAATACCACTTGGACATCTTGCAGATGATCTACTTGATACAGAATTTCAAAATCGTAGAAACGATACTTGTAATAAGAGCAATGAATGAGATCGCAGTAGTCACTTTAAAACGGTAAGTATCTTCTCTATATATTTTCATTTCAATTTCACCGTCTTGAGTGACCACATAGCCTTCATATCCACGCACAGGTTGCTTACGTAAGAATCCTTTAGATGCTAAGTATCTATACATTTCGTGATTCTCGGTATCTTGTGCAGTGGTTCCGTTATTTTTAAGAACGGACTTCATTAGCCGATATTGTTTCCCAGTTATCATTTAACCACCTCCCATCTACTGGGAGTATATCACAAGAAAGGAGTGAGTGCATGTTAGATTATTTCGTCAGCGAAAATATTCTTGGTCAGGTTTCAATTCAGCTTGAAATGACGAGTCACGATTGGTCGAGATTAAAAGCGTCTGCCGCGTGGATGCAGGTGGAGCAGATTCTAATGGAATCTGAAAAACAAAATAGCCACTGCTTCCGCCATAACCAGACAAGCAAATCGGAAAAGCAGGGAGAGGGTGAGAAAAGAATGAAGAAAACAGCGGTACCCAAATTAATGATCGCAGCAGTTGGAAAATCAACATACGTTTTCCTGGATGGAAAATGTATCAGTGACGGACTGGAGGACTTGAAATATTCGGCGGTGGATAAGGATGGAAAGCTCAGTCCTATCTTAGACATGAAAATTAACGTTAGCAGTTTCTCTTTTGAGTCAGGAATGACCATTGAGGAATTTATTGAAAAAAGTACAGAGATCAAAAGAATGTTCCAGCAGTCCGATCGGGAGGTGAGAGAAGAATGAGCAAGATATTCATGCCGCATGAACTTAATTGCCTTTTTGGAATAGAGAAGGGAGCGTAGAGGAGATGAAAAACAGTGGATGATGCGAAGAAAGAAATGGATCACCTGCGTAAGCAAATAAGAAGTTTGGGGACTGCTTTAGTGCTTACACAGGTGACTATGATAACCTTACTTATTATTTGGAGCTGTCAGTATCTTCAGCTTCTTCGGAACTATCAAGATCTTTTGCAGTCGATGCAGTTGTGTCTTGAATCTGTGGAAACTGTTTATTCTGTTCTTCAACAGTTTCTTTTAACTCCTTGATGGATTCGGCTTCACTGGAAGAAGAAACATCTACATTATGGAGAATCCTCCTAGAGTAAATATTCAGACATGCCAGTGCCTGTAAATGTATTATAGGTAGAGGGAAAAGAAATACAATAGGTGATAAATAATGGGAGCAAATAATTTTACACATTTTACCGGAAAGAAATCTCCATTCAAAACTCAAAAGAGAAAGAAGAAAGCAAAGGTAAAAAAAAATCATAAAAACAAATATGAAAGGAGCATGAAATGAGCGAAGTCGATACTTACATCAAAGAAAATGCAGAAGTTCATCAGTTCGCCGCAGAGGTTGCGAGAATCATATCGGGTATTCCACAGATGCCGGAGTTCTCATCAGAGAGTATGAGCGTATCTGATGCGAGTCAACTGATCGGACTTCCTGTAACATCAATTAGAGCAGGAATTGTGTACGGATGGTTGCCGATCGGCGTAGCTGTGCAGAATAACAAGCCAGCAAAAAACCTTTCCGGTGGACGAATCACATACATCATAAGTCCTAGGAAAGTCTATGAAGTAACTGGCCATGTCTGGAAAGGCAAAGAGGCTCTCAATAAGTGAGTGCCCCGGAGGGAGCTTACACCTCCACCCCGGAGCTTTGCACCCACTAAAGCACCTTAGTGGATAGATACATTATAGTTCTCTATCTGCTAATTGTAAAGACAAATAAGAAAAAATAAGGAGAAATTAGCTAGATATGAGTGAAAAAAGCAAAAATCAGCCAACATGGGCTGGCATCGAAGTAGCACTTGCGACCGAAATTGTCGAGGAAAGTAAGAAAAAATCAAGGAGATGGTTCACGGCGTGGGTTGTGACCGCAGCCGCGCTGGTAGCCAGCAACCTTGCGTGGATTCTTGGAGGAATCAAAAAATGAACAAAGTCCGCGTAAGAGAAGTACTCATGGCGATTACCATAGGAATTCTGGCGACGTTCCTGCCGTGTTGGGAATGGTCGGGAATTGCTGATAGGATCTTATCGGCAGCCGCAATGAGTATGATCTTAGTAGGAAGCCTGTGAAAGGAGAAAAAATGAACGAGGAGAAAATCAAAGAGTTATTTGAATTGTGCTTGAGAGTTTCGAACGAAACAACGAAGCATGTGAGTTTTGAGTATACTTCAAAAGGTGACGAATCAGTAATGTACATCTATGTCCTTAATGACAAGTTCGAAATCGAAAGACATTTTATTTTGCACCAGTTTTACGAGTTTCCGTCCGAAACTGGAAGTTTTGAGGGCGCGAAGAAATACCTTTTGGAACTACTTATCAACGGGAAGTGTCCGCTATGAACTTCACTGGCAACGGAGATATAAAGGATGAATACCTGGAAATCATTACACATAGACATTCCGGTCCAATTAAAAGACAAGCAAACAACTATAGATTAGTAGAAAGAGAGGGAAATAAGAATGAATCTGTACGAAATCGAAAATGAAATCCTTAATTGCGTAGATATGGAAACAGGGGAAATCGTAGATATCAAAAAGCTTGAATCTCTACAGATGGAAAGAGACCAGAAAATCGAGAACATTGGTTGCTGGATCAAGAATCTTTTGTCAGATGTAGAAGCACTGAAATCTGAAAAAGAAAATCTTGCCAAGAGGCAGAAAGTCGCAGAAAGCAAAGCGACATCACTGAAAGAGTATCTTTCCCGATATCTGGATGGCGAAAAGTTTAAGTCTGCAAGAGTAGCAATTTCTTTTAGAAGTGGTAGCTCCGTGGATATTGCGGAGGGTGCATCTGTCCCAGAAGAATATCTTAAGTATTCAGAGCCTAAGCCGGACAAGGCCGGTCTGAATGCAGCACTGAAAGCCGGAGAAAAGTTTCCGGGAATCACTCTGATAACTTCGCAGAATATCCAGATCAAGTAGGAGAGGCTTATGGAAAATCTTGATTTATATAACAAGGTTCGGGAAGTTCCTAAAGATGCCCAAAAAGCTATTACGGCAGGACGACTGAAAGGTTTTACAGACATTAACCCGACGTGGCGCATCAAGTGCTTGACGGAGCAGTTCGGTCCCTGCGGCCTTGGCTGGTATTACAAAACAATTGAGAAATGGATGGAGACTGTTGGCGATGAGATATGTGTTTTCGTGGCGATTGAACTGTACGTCAAATACGAGGGCGAGTGGTCACAGGCAATTCCCGGAACCGGCGGTAGTAAGTTGGCGACAAAAGAGCGGAACGGAGTCTATGTATCTGATGAGTGTTACAAAATGGCAACCACGGATGCATTGTCAGTGGCATGTAAGAATCTTGGCATTGGGGCAGATGTTTACTGGAAAGAAAGCCATACCAAGTACGATCGGGCAGATGACAGTCCTTCCAAAGTGTCAAGTACTGATATATCTGGACTCAGATCATACTTGAATAAGAACGCTCTGAATGAGAAGAAGATTCTTGAAGCATATAAGCTGACATCTATTAGCCAGTTGACTATTGGAAATATCAAAGCAATAACAGATCCTAAAAATTTGAACTACTTCAAACAAAATTGTGGTGCGTAAATGGAATTTACAGGAAAAATCAAATCACTGGCGAAAGATCTCGTGACCGGAAAGTGGAGCTTACAGGTGGAACTGAATGAAAATGTTCAGGAAGTAATGGAACTCATCAAGCATGAGAAACTGGATATACGCCTTAAGCGGCACGGGGATAAGCGTTCCTTAGATGCAAATGCGTATTACTGGGTATTGCTTATCAAACTTGCTAAAGTCCACGGCTGGACGAATAACGAGGCTCATAACTACATGTTACGTCGTTACGGTCAGATAGAACACGTGGACGGAAATCTGGTTGCGGTTTATCTTCCTGATACAGAAGAAACGGAAAGGGATGTTTTGGACAAGGTGGAATATCATCTTAATCCGCTTCCAAAGACAGTGGTCACAAAGCATGGGGAAATTAAAAGAGTGTATGTTCTTCTTAGAGGATCCAGTACATATGACACAGAGGAGATGGCACGCTTGATTAGTGGATTGATTCAAGATTGCAGGGATTCTGGAATACCAGACGGCGAGATTATGACGCCATTTGAGAAACGAAAGCTTTTTGAGCAGTATGGGATAGGTGGTGTAAATGAACAAAAGAACAAAAGCGTTACAGTTTGATGTAAAAACGCGCAAAAGAATTCTCGATAGAGATCACGGCTGCATATTTTGCCAGATTGGTTTTTATATGCATTCTTCATCCGATTTCCAATATAAGCAGCTTGATATTATGCATATTGTCAACCGATCACAGGGTGGACTTGGAATCGAACAGAATGGAGTTACCGGATGTAGATACCACCATCAGCTCCTGGATAATGGAGCAAAAGGTTTACGGCCAGATATGCTGGCATATATCGAAAAATACATGAGTTGTATCTATCCCGGATGGAATCTAAAAGAACTTATGTATAAAAAATACGGGTGCAACTAAAATCCATATAGATATATCACACGATTTTCTCCCAGGGAGTGACCTGTTATAACTCTCTGGGAGGGAAAGGAGACACATGAATATGAATAGTAGAAGTAAAGGGGCTGCCGGAGAAAGGGAAGTAGCCGGTATCCTTCGCGGGTATGGTTACAAGGCAAGAAGAGGGCAGCAGTATTGTGGATCCAACGGAGATGCGGATGTAGTTGGTCTTCCTGGAATTCACATTGAAGTGAAGAGAAGAGAAAAACTAAATATATATGAGGCTGTAAATCAGTCGAAGAGGGATCGGAAACCGGATGAACTTCCGGCGGTGTTCCACAGGAAGAACCATTGTGAGTGGCTGGTTACGATGCCGCTTGATGAATGGATGAAGATATACAGGGAATGGGAGGCTGGTTATGGACTACGTGAAGATCAGCAGGAAAATTCTTGATTGGGAATGGTACACGGACATCAATACGAAGGTGCTGTTCTTGCATATCCTGTTAAAGGCAAACTGGAAAGACGGAAGGTTTCAGGGAATAGAAGTACCAAGAGGATCATTTGTGACTTCTTTGCAGAATCTAGCAGCAGAAACAGGGCTTACAGTAAGGAATGTAAGAACGGCACTAAAACATCTGGAAAATACCGGAGAAGTGACAAGCAATCGACACGTTAAATTCAGCGTAATTACGGTAAAAAACTACGACAGGTATCAGTCAGGCGACACACAAGTGACAGTCAATCGACAAGCAAGTGACAGTCAAGTGACAACAATAGAAGAAGGGAAGAAGGAAAGAAAGGAAGAATATAATAAATCTCCTAAAGGAGATTATGAGAGTGGAACTCCTGAAAACAGCATCTATGCCACGATTCGTGAATTATACAATTCCGTTTGTGGGTCGTATCCCCGCCTGGTAAAGATGTCTGAAGCAAGGAAGAAAGCTATTAATGCCAGAATAAGAGCAGGCTACACTCGCGAGGACTTCCGGATTTTGTTTGAAAAAGCAGAGGCTTCTGAGTTCCTAAAAGGTGCAAACAAGCGCAATTGGCGGGCAACATTCGACTGGCTGATCAGCGATACCAACATGGCTAAGGTCCTTGACGGAAACTATGATGCGAGAAAAGAGGCGGTAAAAGATGAACCAGAACCAACCAACTCAGTCAGATTGTGGTGAATGTCCTGTATGCCACGGGACCGGATGGGAAACGTATTATGCCACCGTGTATGATTACGGTCTTCCAGAAGAAATCCAGTATGCACGGAAGTGCCCGAAGTGCAAAGGCGGTTACAGAGCACAGGATCGTACTGGAGTGCCGAAAGAGTACCACGAGGCAGATCTTGGCAAGTTCGATTTTGATATTTATCAGAGAGACATGAGCAAACTGAGAGACTTGTGCACCACCTTTCTGAACCTTTTCCAGAAGTGGGAAATGGCAGGAAAGGGACTGTATCTGTGGAGTAAGACACCGGGAAGTGGAAAAACCTTCTTGGCGTGCTGTCTGGCAAAATCGGTGATGATGAAATACGATCTGCAAATGCGTTTCGTGACTGCACCGGACTACATAAGTGCTGTTGGCGACAGCTACAAGCGCGATCGCGGAGAAGAGGATCCCAGTCAAGTATATCGGGATTGCAAACTTCTTGTTCTGGATGACATTGGAGCACAGGCAGATAAGGAATGGCAGCGACAGGAAATGTTCCGACTAATCAATAAGCGCATGGAGGATGGAAACATTACAATCTACACTTCCAACATGAGCACCGATAATCTGAATGTGGATACCAGGACCAGAGACCGGATCATCAAGACCTGTGTAGAGTTACAGATGCCGGAAGAGAGCATCCGGAAGAAAAAGGCCGTGGGAGAACAGAGAGAGTTCCTTGCAGGGATTATCGGATAAGAGGAAAAAATATGAGCAGCAAATTAAAAATAAAGTCGAAGAAGTGGAAATTTCCGCTGACATAGAACAATCAGGTAGCTCAGGCGTTCGATCGAATGATTGAGGAACGCCGGAGGCGTGGGAAAGATACAAAGTGGAGTTGCGGTGAAGAAGTCTATCTATGGTGGACTGCACAATAGCGTGTCAGTTGCTTGCATGGGGAAAGTGAGGATGGAAAATGATTGCGGTAAGCAAAGAAAAAAATGAAGCTTATAACTTGGATAAGGCAGAGCGTATATACATCGGTTTTGACAAACCTGTTGTAAAAATCGTAATTGGAAGTACAAGAGCAGGCAATTTAGGTGAATATGGCTCATTTGAAAAGGCCAAAAAAGCATTTGAGATATTAATGCAAAGAGCCAGTATTGGTAGAAGTGAAGTCATATTTATGCCGGACGATTCAGAAGTAGACGCAAGACTTCACGAGATTAAGCAGATCGTGCATCATATTTCTGGAAAGAAAACAAAAGGACATGGTGGTTCATGAAAGAAAAAAGTATAAAAAATATCCGAAAAGAGTTTAAGGATAATGGAATCTTTTACACTCCTCCAGAATTGGCATTAAGGCTTAAATCGTATATAGACTTTGAACCGGATAGCGTATACGATCCAACTTGTGGAGCAGGTAATCTGTTAAAGACGTTTCACGAAAACGTGAAAAAATACGGACAAGAATTAGATTCTGAACAGTTGAAATTGATTGATATTCCGAACTTTACAGGATATGCAGGAGATACGCTAATAGATGATAAATTTCAAAAAATGAAATTCGACTGCATTGTTGCAAATCCACCATTCTCAGTTAAGTGGAATCCTGATGGAGCACAAAACGATATTCGGTTCAAGGTTTGTCCGGTTTTACCGCCTCCATCAAAAGCAGATTGGGCATTTATGTTACACATTCTGTATCATTTATCAGATAACGGGATAGCGGTGGTTCTTGAGTTTCCAGGCATTCTATACAGAGGACAGAGAGAAGGAAAGGTGCGAAAATGGTTTATTGAACAAAATGTAATCGACAGGGTTGTAAATATTCCAGGGAACACATTTGAAGATACATCAATAGCTACTTGCATTATTGTGCTGAAAAAGAATCGGAAGACAACAGACATTACATTTGAGGACAGAGAGAAGCAGGAAATAGTTTCCGTCGATCAGATAATCGAAAATGATTATTGCCTTTCGCCAAGCCTGTACATACCAAGCAAAATTGAAAAAGAAGAAATTGATCCCGCCGTGTTGGAAAAAGAATCCAGAAAACTTTTTCTTATCAGAGTAAGAAAGGAACTTCAATTTGACAAAATGGTATGTGAAATGGAGGGAATAAGTATACATCCGTTCATTGTTTCAATTAGAGCTGTTTTAAATGAATTTGACGACAACAGAAAGAAGAAACAGTGCGATAACCAATTATCATTATTTTGAGAGAAGGAACAAAATGAAAAAAAATAATTACACTTCATTCTTCAAAACGAAACCAAAGAAAGTAGAGAGATACATTCGTTGTAGAAAATGTGGTGGAAACATGGAATGGGTTGAATACTATCCACCACAAATTAAATGTCCGAAGTGTGGATATACAGTATATCCAAAACCTTATGAACCAGATTGTATCAAACTGCCAGAAACATTGGAAGAATATTTTGAATTATATGAGAAAATAAGGAGGAAAAATGAGCTACTGTGACGGAACCTGTAAGTATCTGAATGCAAGAAAACACAAATGCGAATTGACAGGAGAAAAACTCGCATACATGAAACAGAGTTGTGGAATCGAGTATTCAGTGCATGAACACAGAGGATTCTGTGAGAAAGATAAGGAGGACACAAAATGTTAATCAGAAGTCAGAATAAAAGAATGATTGTAAATTTCGACAATATTTGCACAGTATCAGCGTTTCCTGAAAAGGATAGTGAGGATATCTATGTCGAAGATGGCACAGGCTCACTCATGGTCGGAAGATATTCCACAAAAGAAAAAGCCATAAAAGTGCTGGATATGCTTCAGGAAGCTTATATAAATGGACATTCGAATTATCAGATGCCAGAAGATAGCGAGGTGGGAGCATGAGCCATATTAAAGACAGATTAATTCAACTGAAGAATGAGGTGGAAAACACAGGGAACGGAGCTTATTTCTCGAAAAATAATATCTCAAAAATTGTAGAATTACTTCTTGCTGATCTGGAACAGGATGAGAAAGAAAATGGTTGGATTCCGGTGAGTGAGAGATTACCAGAGGAACGCGACTGGTTCCTTGCAGTGTTCAGAGAATTAGATACAGGATATCAGTTAATTCCAAGGGTTGCAGAATTCATAAACAGACCAGATGATGAGCACGCAACGTCTGACGATTGGCATATTATAGATTTTTTTGAAGGGCCGAAAGAATATATAAAATTGTTAAAATGCGTTGCATGGATGCCACTTCCGGAACCATATAAGGAGGACTAAATGGGATATTGCAAATTAGAATGCCCAGACAATGAAACACAGTGTTGCATCTGCTGTACGAAACAAGATTCCTGTCAGAGCAGATGTGATGATATGGACAGTTATGAATATGCGGAGGAATGCGAAGATTATGTTAAGGAGGACGAGCCATGATTACATTCATATTAGGATTTACCCTTGGAACCATATTCGGAGCGACTGGCCTTGTATGTATAGCAATCATGTACGATAAGCACCACTCAGACGAATAGAAAGGAGAACGGTATGCTGACAAGGAATAAAAAGCTGAAAGACTACGGTATTCCGGAAGAGGACATTGAAAAACTGAATACGATGCTGAAAGACTTTCCGGCAGAATACGGATACCTGCTTTCCGGTGCCGCCTTGTCAGCTTGCCCCAAAAACACGGTGATAGCGGATATGGTTATTGAGAATATCCTACACCGGAAAAGTTACAGAAAAATCAGCAGAGAAAGATATATCCCGATGAATCCAAAAGACTTCTACGGATACAGACGCAAGACCGTCGCTGTACTGTATGAGAGAATGAGGTTGTTGGGAGTGTGGGAGGATGAATAAATGAGGTTAATTGATGCAGACAAAATAATTGACTCTCTTGGAAATTCGGATATGGATTTTGCAATAGGTGCAGTTATTGATGAACAGCCGACAGTTTTTGATGTAGATAAGGTTGTGGAGCGGTTAGAAGAAGAAAAGAAGAGAGCATTTAAACTATGTTTGGGAACTAATGACAGCACGCAAAGACTGAAATACATTGAAAAAGAACAGACGATAGCTTTAGCAATCGAAATCGTGAAAGGCGGTGGAGTTGAATGAGCAACGTATCAGTTGAAACATTAGAAAAGCTAAAAGATAGCATGGTTGGAAGAAGATATAAACACTTCAAAGGAAGAACCTATATTGTCACCGATATCGCAGTACATACAGAATCTGATGAAATCATGGTGATCTACAAGTGCTTTGTAGACCCACTTATAACATGGTGTAGACCGTTGACTATGTTTACGAGCGATGTGGACAGAGAGAAATATCCAAATGTCAAACAGAAAAGAAGATTTGAACTACTTTCGAGAACACAGGAGGATAACACTATATGAGAGAAATTCTTTTCAAGGCAAAGCGGATTGATAATGGAAAATGGGTCAAGGGATATCTTTTTGACAATGGATTTGGTGGAGAAGAGAAAAAATATTTCATAGGTATTTTGATTATTGAGAAATACAATGGAACTGCTTGCGATGAGTGGGATATTACAGGAATTGCTTTTTGCGAGATTGACCCAGAAACACTCTGCCAGTTCACAGGACTTTGCGACAAGAATGGAAATAAGATTTGGGAGAATGACATCGTTAATCATAACGGAGAATATGCCCCGGTAAAATTTGGAATGTATTGTTCGAGTTTTGATTACGGAAACTATAATTTTGGATTTTATGTTGATTTTCCAGAAGATACATTTTACCGAAAAGAACTTGGATATTGGTGTAGAAAGGTTGAATCTGCCGGAAACGTGTTTGACAACCCAGAATTATTACAGGAGGAATAAGATGAATAAATCAGCATTAGTGATGGATACACCGAAAAACTGTTATGACTGCCCATTTGGAACTGAATACTGCGGCGATTCTGAATATGAGGGATGCTGTGAACTAGCTGAGTGCTTAGATAGTGACATGAGACTTATAACAGAAGAGCATTATGATTACGAAAGTAAATCAAGACCAGAGTGGTGTCCGCTGAAGCCGTTGCCGGAGAAAAAAGAATACATTAATTCAGTCAGCAATATAGAAGCAACAAAAAATATTGCCGCAGCTGGCTGGAATGCTTGTTTGAGAGAAATTACAGGAGAGGTGGAATAATCATGTGGTTTTTGTGTCAAGAGCCGTGCAAAACATTAGATCAGGCACGGAAAAGAGCAATGGAGATTGGACGAGAACAGACATAAATAAAGATGGGGTATTTATTCGAAATTAGCGAATTTGAGAGGAGTGATAACTATGCCAGATAAACCTACACCAGAAATAACCCCGCAGCTCGCTATATCAGCATTCGCAGTACTGCATCAATATTGCGGCTCAATCAGTCCACATGACTGCATCAGATGCGCATTCTATGAACATTACCCGGGATGCTTCATGGGATGTCCAGGAGATCAGGGTGAGACGATCAGAAAATTACAAAGCGACGGATAAAATTAGAGAGTCGGTATTTACCGGCTCTTTTTTAGCGCAAAAATTCATCAAACATGTACCACAACTTTTCTACTGACCTGTGATAGAATATACTCAGAAGTGTTACTATGGGGTTTTATAGCCAGAAATGAGGTGATAATATGGCGAACTTAAAAGCAATTACAAGAAAACTTCAAAAAGCTATATTATCTACTGGATTAATCATAAAAATCGGAACATCACAATTCTACAGCCATGAGCAGGAACGATTGATTACAGTAACGATAATATCAACACCTACACTCCATCTTACAAAAAGAGGAGAATGGAAAGATTGTGATTATGAAATATTACGAACTGCATCCCAGTATGATGTAGTTATGTGCCTGAAAGAAATATGGGAGGCAGTCAGAAAATGAGGATAGACAGAGGTGATTAGATGGACTTGACGCCTAAACAGAAAGCGTTTGCAGATGAATTTTTAAAATGCGGAAATGCCACAGAAGCGGCTAAGAGAGCCGGATACAGCAAGCAATCAGCAAGACAAATGGGAACTGAAAACCTGTCAAAACCGTCTATATCCTCATATATACAGGAGCGGCAAAAACAAATTGACGATGAACGCATAGCAGATATTGCAGAGATTCAGCGATTCTATTCATCTGTTTTAAGAGGCGAAGTAAAGGATCAGTTCGGCCTTGATGCTTCGCTTGAAACAAGGATAGCAGCAGGGCGGGAACTTATGAAGCGATTCGAAAAAGCAGAAACAAATAAAAATGATTCTCGTGGAATCACAATCATAAACAATATTCCAAGACCGGAGAAACAGGATGGATAATAATTCCATTAGTCTGAAAGATATAATAGCTCCTGCTTTCTATGAAGCCTTTTGGGACATTCTGGATGAGAAACATACATATTACGATCTGTACGGCGGGCGTGGATCCACGAAGTCGTCTTTTGTGGGTGTAATGATTCCTTTCCTGATGATGCAGGACGCAGAGAATAATGTGTTCTCGAATGCTGTTATTTTCCGTAAAGTCGGAAATACACTCCGAGAATCTGTGTATGAACAGATAGCATGGGGAATTGATGCACTGGGAGTAAACGATCTGTGGGATAGCAGTTTAAGCCCTATGCAGTACACTTATAAACCTACTGGACAGAAAATCATATTCAGAGGACTGGATAAGGCAAAAAAGACTAAATCTATTAAAGCAAGCAAGGGATATTTCAAGTATCTCTGGTTCGAGGAACTTGACGAATTTTCGGGCATTGAAGAAATTCGTACAGTGCAACAGTCAGTCCTTCGAGGTGGCAGTAAGTTTGTTGTATTTAAGACATTCAATCCACCGATCAGCCGGAGCAACTGGGCGAACGTGTACGTAGAAGAGCCACGAGACGACAGCTACAGGCATAAGAGTGATTACAGATCAGTTCCTGTTGAATGGCTTGGTCAACAATTCCTTGATGATGCGGAACATCTTAAAAAGACAAATCCAAGAGCCTATCAGCATGAATACCTTGGATTACCTGTCGGACTCGGTACAAATATCTTTGAGCTGTTGGAAATCCGAACGATTTCAGACGAAGAAATTCAGAAGTATCAAAGCGTCTATCAGGGACAGGATTGGGGATGGTATCCAGATCCAAAGGCATTTATCCGTGTGGCTTATGTGCCTAATCAGGACAAAGTTATCCTACTAGATGAGCTTGGCGGCTGCAAAATCCGTAATACAGCAATGGCTGGCCAAATAAAGCAAAAGGGATATGATGATTATTCAATATCTTGCGGAGTTGATGAAGAAGAAAGTATTATTGACTTCCGAGATGCAGGGCTTCCAGCACGTAGGGCTATTGTTACACCGGGAAGCCGCAAATATACGTTTGAGTGGTTACAGTGCCGAACATTAGTCATTGATCCGGCACGAACGCCTAGAGCATACAAAGAAATTATCAATTATGAACATGAAGTAGATAGCAATGGAGAAGTTATCGCAGATTATCCAGATGGTAACGATCACTGGATAGATTCTCTCAGGTATGCGACAAGTCCATTGTCGATGAGAAGAGGGCATAGCGCATAATGGGATTTATAACAACACTAAAAAGGTGGTTTAACATGATTTTCAAAAAACAAGCTGAAGAGGATTTTAGCATCCAGGCAGCAGAATTTCCAGAAATGGAATCGCTGATTAACCGGTGCGCGAACATTTACAGAGGAGTACCGGAATGGCTAGATGACAAGAATAATATCAAGACGATTAATTTTGCTAAATCTGTGTGTTCTGAGACTGCCAGACTTGCAACGCTGGCAATCGGCATTCAGATCGGCGGTTCCGCAAGGGCTACGTGGCTACAAGGGCAGATAGACAAGGTATATTTCCAGATTCGGCACTGGGTGGAATATGGCTGCGCTTACGGAACCGTGTTCATTAAGCCGAACGGCGAGAGCCTTGACGTATTTACTCCGGCAGATGTGATGATTGTGGATTATGATAATCAGGAAATCAAAGGGATTATATTCAAGGATTCTTACACTGTTGGACGGAAATACTATACGCGACTTGAATATCATAGATTTGCTGAGACTACAGTGGACGGAGTGACAACTTATCCGTATTATGTTTCAAACAGAGCTTATGTGTCAAAATCTCCTCAAAGCATCGGAGACAAGATTGACCTTAAACAGACCAAATGGGCTGAACTCATGGCAGATACACCGCCAATTCTCAAAGCGAACGGTGAGAAGCTAGACGGACCTCTGTACGGAGTACTGCGGACACCGCAGGCAAATAACGTGGATATTAACGCACCATTGGGTTTGCCAATATTTGCCGAAGCTATCGAAGAGTTAAAAGACCTCGATATTGCATACAGTAGAAACACCGGAGAAATTTTTGATTCGCAGAAGATTGTTCTGGCAGATGATAGACTGCTGATGCCAAGCGGTACACCTGTAGCAGCCATGTCGCCACAGGGCATGGAGAACAGACGTAATGAGATGAACTTACCGCATTTTGTCAAGAATGTATTCGGGCAGGACGAGAAAGAGTTCTATCAAGAAATCAATCCGCAGCTCAACACAGATACCCGTATAGCCGGCATAAACGCCCTTTTAAGTCAGTTAGGGTACAAGATTGGATTCTCCAACGGATACTTCGTTTTTAATGAATCTAGCGGCATTCAGACGGCTACAGGAGTAGAAGCGGAACAGCAGAGGACAGTCCAATTCGTCAAAGACGTGAGGGATAAGTTGGAGTCTTGCCTAGATGAAGTTATTTACGCATTGAACGTTTACGCTGATCTGTACGGGCTTGCACCTGTTGGAGCTTACGAGGTCAATTATGATTTCGGAGACATCCTATATGTGCGTGAAAACGACCGTGCAAGATGGTGGCAGTATGTGACCACTGGAAAGGTTCCGGCATGGTTGTATTTCGTGAAGTTTGAAGGAATGACGAAAGAAGAAGCAGTAGCAATGGTCAAAGAAGCTCAACCAGACGAGCCAACACTATTCGGAGAGGAGTAAAAAGATGGCAGATAAACCAGTAACAAGGGAAGAAAAATATCTTGCGTACTTGACAGGTGATTATACAGGCGAAATCCCGAAACCGATCACGCGAAAAGAGAAGTATTTATACGAATTGTGCCTAAAAGGAATGGGCGGTGAAATCTCGCCGGAAGAAATCAAAGCCGCAGTAAATGAGTACCTTGAAAAGAATCCGGTCAAGCCTGGAGCCACCACAGAACAGGCACAGCAGATTGAGCAGAACAAGACGGACGTTGCCTCACTGAAAGAGGAAACTGGTTCACTAAAAGAAGACTTGACATCTAAAGCCGATAAAACATCCCTTGCACAAACCGACAGAAAGCTTGATGCACTCTGGAAA